AACAAAACAGAAAAGTTATCTGTCAGAATGACAGGCATCTCTTGGATTTAAAGTCTTTTAGACTAGAGTCTATTCCTTCTTGTCAGTAAGGTTCTTTCGAATTGTCTTACCTTTAATCCATTTATAATAATTTTCACAAATTGGCAAGGGATCATTTTTTTGATACTCCGTACCAGTTTCTTTTACGATACGGAGTATTTCTAATTTGATCTCTTCGTTATTTAAATGATCATTTGACATTTATCATTGACCTCAATGTATATACTTGTTGAACAATCTTATCATGATCTGGATGACCTTTGTTCCAATATGGACCAGTTCTATCATTCATAATCTTAGATATTTCTTGTTCAATGTCTTTACCTTGATCAACATTTTCAGATTCAGTTGAAACAATTTTATCTTCAGACATCATATCTGCAATCTTTGCAAAACCTTTTATAACATCTGGATGATCTCCAAGTCTTATTCCATTTTTTAATTGCATATCTAAAACTTCAACACCAAGATTGGCTTTTGCTAATGATGCTGCTTTACTAACATTATCATCAAATGATTTACCCCACTCTTGTCTAAGTTGTTGTTCAGATTCAGCTCTTGAAGTTTCTATATCAATTTTTGTTTGTTGCGCAGAACCTTCCATGATACCTTTATAATATTCTAAAATACCTTGAGCTTGTTTATTATTTAATCCAAGTTTATAAGAAGTTTCAGCAAAAGTTTTAACTGCACCTTCATCTATTGGAGCAACTTCAGATTTTGCATCTAATTTATATTTATCAGCAGACTCTGGTCTACCAAGTTTAGTATAAACTTCATTCCATTGATCTTCAGTTGAGTTTTCATTTGGTACGGCAACTTTATCTTGACCAATCATTCTTGTTGCATTGATATAAGATTTAGCTAACGCATCAATCTCTGTAAACTTAGATATGTTTGGATCATTTCTAAATTCTTCTGAGATTGCTTCCTTCCAAGATTTTGCAACAGTTGGTTGCTCAGTCGTAGAAGAAATAGGTTGTTCAGTTTGTTGTGGTGCTTCTGTAGTAGGTTGTGTTGTCTCTGCTACAGGCACAGCTTCC